ATGCAACTCAAGTTTACTACTGCCAAACTCTCGGTGCTACCCGTATGGAAGAGAGCAAGGTCGTAGAGGTCTTGTGCGAAGAAGCATAAAATTGAGGGGGCGGTTCGCCGCCCCTTCTTTTCAGATGGAGATAGCTGATGACCAGCGTTGTAGATATTGCCAATTATGCCCTAAACTCTTTAGGGGCTTCTAACATTACGTCCCTTGGCGAAAACAGTAAGCCAGCCAGGATTGTTAATCAGCGTTACGAGGCAGTGCGAGACAGCGTTTTTCGGTCTCACCCTTGGAATTGCTTGATACGAAGAGCGGAGCTTGCACAAGAAACAGCCGCGCCTGTTTACGGGTATGCTCGTCAGTATGCGTTACCGTCTGATCCATACTGCCTTCGTGTGCTACAGTTCAGCAATGGCTCGATGACTTTCCCGTATGACAACATGCGCAGCAACAGCGACACGCCTCCCTTTATCATAGAGGGTCGGAAGCTACTGACGGATGAAAACACGGCAAAGATTAAGTACGTTGCTCGCATTACAGACCCGCAGCAATATGACGCCGGTTTGGTTGAGGTCTTGGCTTCACGCCTGGCCTATGAGATTTCTTATGCAATCACCGGATCAACTACTGTTCGGCAAATTGCTGCGGCTGACTTCGATCGTAAGCTAAAGGATGCTCGTTTCGAGGACGCTACAGAAGGCGCACCGGAGCGGATTGAAGCGAGTGACTTTATTGAGGCGAGGTTCTAAATGGCTCGTTCTGCCCCAGCGATCAGCACGTTTACATCTGGCGAGATCTCTCCGCGCCTTGAGGGCCGTATTGAGATTGAAAAGTATCGCTCTGGGTTATCTGACTTAACCAACATGATTGTGCAGCCACACGGGGGTTTGACACGCAGGCCAGGCACAGAATACCTGGGTGCTGTTAAGGATAGCTCCGTCAAGACACGGCTAATTCCCTTCCAGTTCAAAACCTCTGACACTTATATATTAGAGTTTGGCGACCAATACATGCGGGTTTTCCGCAACGGGTTGCAAGTTTTGACAGGATCGGAAAAGAGCATTACGGGTGCAACTAATGCAAGCCCTGTTGTTATTACTAGCGACAGCCACGATTACAGCGACGGTGATGAAATCTACCTAGACGGGGTAGAGGGCATGACTGAGCTAAACGGCCGCAACTACATTGTTGCCAACAGCACAGCAAACACCTATTCGCTCCAAGATTTGTTTGGCAATGACATTGATTCAACCAATTACACAACCTACACTTCCGGCGGGGCTACTGACGAGATATACCAGCAAACAACGCCGTATGCTGCGGCTGACATTTTTGATCTACGCTTTGCTCAGTCTGCGGATGTTATGTATTTTGCGCACCCGAGCTATGCTATCCGTACATTATCCCGTACCAATCACAATGCTTGGACGTTTGCCACTCCGTCTATTAACGAGAACAATACGCCAGTTCTCACTAGCACTGACAACTATCCTAGCGTTGTTACCTTCTTTGAGCAGCGCCTTGTGTTTGGGGCAACTAACAATAACCCACAGACTTTGTGGTTTTCTAAAAGTGCTGACTATTTAAACTTTCACACCGGAACCCATCCCGATGATGCTCTGATATACACTATTGCATCAAACCAGGTAAACAATATTCGTTATCTTTCGGCTACGCGGGTACTGACAATAGGTACTTCGGGCGGCGAGTACGTCCTAACAACAACGAATGATGGGCCAATTACTCCAACAACCACTCAGATCCGCAAGTATTCTAACTACGGTTCTGCAAATACTGAGCCTGTCCAGGTTGCGGATGTTACGCTTTTCTTGCAGCGGGGCAATCGAAAGGTCCGTGAGTTTAAATATGTTGGTGAGGTTAATACTTCTGGTTATCAAGCGCCTGATATAACTGTCCTGGCAGAGCATATTACTGAGGGTGGCATTGAAGGGTTCGCTTACCAGCAAGAGCCAGAAAATATTGTTTGGTGTAACCGTGCCGATGGCACACTTTTAGGCTTAACGTATCGCCGCGAAGAGTCTGTTGTTGCCTGGCACAAGCATGTAATCGGCGGCACATTTAACGGCGGTCAGGCGGTTGTAGAAAGCATCTCAACGCTTCCAACAGACACCGGCAACGACGAGCTTTATATGATTGTTAAGCGCACAATCAATGGTCAGACAATGCGCTATGTTGAGGTCATGAAGGACTTTGACTTTGGTAGCGATACAACCTCTGCGTTCTTTGTTGACAGTGGGCTTGTCTATGCCGGTGGCGCCGTATCAGGTTTTAGCGCGATGTATCACCTGGAAGGCGATGATGTTTCTATCCTGGCTAATGGTGCAAGCCACCCTGACAAGACTGTGTCTGGCGGTGCAATCTCACTAGATTTCCCTTCCACCAGCGCGGCGATTGGGTATGGCTATACATCAAGTATGCAGACCTTGCGCCTTGAAAGCGGGTCTCAAGATGGCACTTCTCAAGGTAAACCTAAACGAATTCACGGCATTACAATTCGATTGCTTGAAACTGTTGGCGTTGAAATCGGAAACGATGCTGGTGAAATAGACCGTGTTTTCTTCCGTGATAGCTCAATGGCTATGGATGAAGCTGTGCCTTTGTTTAGTGGCGACAAGGACATTGAATTCCAGGGTGGGTTTAATGACGATGATAGGATATACTTGCAGCAGACACAGCCGTTACCACTTACGATCTTAGCGTTGTACCCAAGAATGAATACGTTTGACAAATGATAGCAGCACCCCTCACCAGAGCGCACGTTTTGTACGCCTCTAAGAACGCACCTAAGCAGAATGATGCGCAGCTTGGTCTGGTCCTTGCTGCCCTTCCTACGTTTACGGTTCCGGGCAGGGGCTTGGCGTTTCTGGGCGATGGTAAGGTTTATGCTGTTACTGGCTTGGCTCCGTTATGGGATGGAGTTTCAGAGGCTTGGTTCATACCAACGGAAGACATGCAGCATAAGAAGGTGCAGACAATACGTCTTGTTCGCCGTGAGCTAGACGCAGCGATTAAAAGATTAAAGCTGCGCAGAGTGCAGGCTGTTGTGCGCTCAGACTTTGAGGGCGCTCACAAGCTGGCTAAGTTCTTGGGCTTTCAAAGCGAGGGCTTGATGAAACAGTATGGGCCTGACGGTCTTGACTATGTGAGGTACGCAAAATGGACCCATTAACGGCACTAGCCATTGGCCAAGCAGGCCTGTCAATATTAGGCGGCATTAACCAGCAATCTGCTGCTGATCGTGCAGCCGAGGCGCAGAAGGCTATCGGTGAGTTTAACGCAAAGATCATCGAGCGTGATATAAACCTTCTGGAAAACCAACGCACCATTATTAACAACAATGTGTTGATCTCAAACACGCGGAAGCGGATGCAGTTTCGCAAGTTGCAGGGCGAGGTTGTTGCAAACTTTGCTTATGCCGGAATCGACATTGCGGTGGGAACCCCCATGTCAGTCTTGCGTGAAAACGCCAGAGAGCTTGAGTACGAGATAACGGTTGATAAGTTTAACAACTACGTCACCAACATGCAGATCAATGATGCCCAGGAGGACGCCAGGCTTACTGCTCAAATGTCTCGGATGGAAGCTGGTGCAAGCGCAGCAGCAACGAGGGCGCAGGGCACAGCAAGCTTAATCTCAAGCTTCGGACAAGCGGCAAAAATTGGTTATAACAGCGGTATGTTTTCCTCACCTTCTTACGCGCCTTCAACTTCACTACGCCCACAAGCAAGACCATTTTAACGGAGCCGGTACATGAGAATTCCCACATACACAGCCGGATCGCAAATGACCTCCGAAGCTCCTGGTCGTAGTTTCCGAACCAGGGCAAACGCACAGCCTTTTGTTCAGCAGGCTCAAGCTCAGAACGCTATAGCTGGTGCGGTGATAGGGCAAGCGGCTGAGTTTACGGCAATGCGCTACAAGGCTGCGCGTGAAACGCAAATCAATCAAAAGCTTTTGGCTGGCGAAGCGGCGTTGCGCCAAGAGGCTTTAAACCTGTCAAAGATCGAAACCGGCAAGCTTGGCAGCGTGTTTAACGAAGGTGGCCCAGAAGATAAGGGGCTTTGGTCTCAGGCAAGCAGGTCTACGCGCGAGAAGCTTCTTGAAGATGTAAATGACAGAGAGGCACGGCGTGTTCTGACGGATCGCTTCAACCAAATGGAATTGACTCAGCGGTTTTCGTTGCGCAATACGATTGACCAAAAGATAGAAAGCGCCAACGCAGCAGCCCGCGCTGCCCGTGCACAGTCAACCGTGCAGAACCTGGCCGCTGTAACTTCACCAGCTGAGTTTGACTTGATTGCGTCCAACTTTGGCGTTGATAGTATTCGCATGGGGCAGCTGGGCTTAGGCAACCCAGAGGCATTAAAAAAGCAAGAGCTTGCGGTTATTATCGGCGGCGTAACCAGCAATGTAATGCAAGCGATCCAAAACAGTGACACCCCAAGTCGTGATCTTGAGAATATTCGCCTGGCTATTCGGGATAATGATCCAAACCTAGCAGGAAAGAACCAGCTTCAACTTGCGCTTTTAAAAAAGCTTCCCCTGCAAAATCAGGCCCAGATCCTGCAATCACTTGGCACTGGCGCTGGGTTTATCGACGCGGCGTCTGCGGAAGAGCAGAAACAGATCCGTGTTAATAAGCAGGTCGGCAAGAAAACCGGCGAACAGATTACAGCTTACACAAAGATACTCCAAGAGGGTGGGACTTTGCCTGGTAACGGAGTTGCTGATCTGGAAAATTTAGTTTCCCAGGTTACACCATTTATGGACAACGTAGAGGCCGTAGAGCTTCAAGAGGGCTTGGCTGACCTTCAGTACATACAGGATCTTTCTTCCTCAATCAAAACTGTCACCAACCTTCAAGATCTTGACGGTATGATAATGAGCCTTGAGACTGGCGACGAGATGGGCGGTCCAGGGCTGCAAGCGAGGGAGCTTCTAGGCTTGGATTTCCTGCGTGGGTTCCGCGACAATATGGACAAACAACTAGCAAAAGATCCTATAGGGTTCGCTTCTACAACAGGCGCTGTAAAAGTTCAGCCGGTAGACCTGACAGCAGAAACTATCCAGAGAACGCAAGAGACAGGCGAGGATCAAACCGGCGTCCAGGGCCGAATTTTGGCAGCAATACAAACTCAAGGCCACTACAATTTATCCGGCCCCCTAACGATCCTCCGTCCGTCCGAGGCTGCGGCGTATGCTCCAAGGATGAACAAAGGCACAGCTGTTGAGAGGATGCAGGCAATCAATGACATTACGCAGCTGTTTGGAGATTACGCTCCTGACGTTATGGCCCAGATTGCTCCCAACTCACCTGTCACTGCGCACGTTGCGGGTCTTATGCAGGATGGCTTGTTTAACGAGGCTGAGATTATTTTAAATGGCGTTGTTGAGATCGAGGAGAATGGTTCTCCGCTTGTCGGGGCTGACAAGGCTTTGGTCAGAGAGCTTATGTTTAAAGAATTAGGCGCAGCGTATGAAAACTTGCCTGGCGAGGTTAATGCAGAGCTTAAAAAGAATATCAGCGATACTGCTGAAGCTTACTATGCCGAAGAACTTTCTCGCCGTGTCAGCAAGGATTTCGATGGGAAATTGTGGTCTAAGGCTGTTTCTGTAGCTTCCGGCTACAATCCTCAGACAGGGACTGGTGGTGTTCAAGAGGTCTCTGGAAAGCAAACTCTTATACCATACAACCGCACCGCAGATGAAATTAACTATGCTATAGCAAATGTTAGCTATGAAAACTTTAACGAGATAGCGACAGATGGCTTCATCGATAAAGATGTTTTCAAAAAATTCCAGGGCCAGGATTATAATATTCAGGTTCTTGGAAAAAGAAACGGCCAAATGGTTTATGGTCTTTTTGACGGTGATTACGGCAGCCCAGAATATGCAATGCTAACGGACACCTCCGACATTGACATAACATTTACTATGGGAGACCTTATTAGCGCCTCGCGTGAATCGGCGTCTTCAAAACAATCCAACAGCTTCCTAGCTCCTAAAGGTGAGCGCGTTCTTATGGGAGACCTGGCTAGTGCGTTGAGTAACAGCGGCATAGACCTGGATAACGAGCAGGCTGTAAATGACTTCATTGCAGCCAACGCGCCAAATCGAAGGATTGCGGGTCGCAAGGTTTTCATAAGGGCCGAAGCTCTTAGGCTGAGGGGCCAGTAATGAGTAGCTATCTCAGAGACGAAGTGAACCCAACCTCCTTTGCAACCGCCCCTCGCCGCAGCAAGCCCGAAGGTGGGTATATCGAAAACGTCAAGCAATCGTTTGACGCCGTTAAGATGCAAAGCAGCTCCCCTGCTGAGATGTATGTTGAAGAAACCTGGGAGCCGATCGTTGCTGAGATCGAAAGCATTACCGGCAAGTCATTTAAAAACCCAGGCTCTTATCTAAACCCTAATGTGTTTGCCATTTTGTCTGGCGAGGCTATGCGTGGTTACGGCAAGGGCCGATACGATTACGAAGCGCGACAGGTTGAAAGTTATGTTCGTGCAAACCGTGACGCACTACCTCCAGAGCTTGTTGTTTCTGTTCTTGATCCAGATCGTGATGATGTTTGGGTGCAGGCTGCGCGTGACAAACACTTTACTGAGCAAAGCGAATTAGCGGAGCTTACATCGAGATCCCCAGGCATAGGCAAAACGATTGCCAGGTTTGTTGGGAGTACGGCGTTTTTTGCAACTGACCCAATAAACCAGGCTGCTATGTTGATTCCTGGTGGCTCTCTAACAAAAGGCAGAGGTCTTCTTGGTCTAGCTTTCCGCGAGGCAGCTGTGAACGCTACCGTTGAAGCAATACAGCAGCCCGATGTAGCCGCATGGTACAAAAGTCTAGGCTTGGAATATGGCTGGGAAGAATTCCGCAACAATGTCGGAACGGCTGCGTTTATTGGTGGCGCATTTCCTGTTGGAATTAAGATTGGTGGAGACACCATCAAGCTCACAGTAGAGCAGCTAAGGCGGGGCGCTAAGGTTCTAAACCGGGCAACAGGTCGGAAATCTCCAACGCAAGTTAGTGCTGAGGCGCTTGAAGATGTCTACACCTCAGCCGCAGAAAGCACTCCCCTGGTTAAAACTCAGGCCGCTGACATAGAGCACAACGCACGTCTAACAGAGGCAGAGATTGCTTTTACCAACGGCAAGCTTCCCAAGGTATCTGAGATCCCATCATCGCCTGTAGATTTGCCTGAGAATGTGAACCGAGCGACAAACATTGGCGGCATCGTTGACGAGTTCGACCCTAATGATATTGGCGTCGATGCAAAGACATTCCAGTTCAAAGAAGGCGGCGACGAGTTTGGCGTTACCGATCGGCTCCAGGGAGTAACCCAATGGGATCCTATTAAGGGTGGCATGGTTACTATTTATGAGTATGCTGATGGGCGCTTGTTTATTGCTGACGGCCACCAGAGGCTAGGCCTTGCCAAGCGGATCTCTCAGCAAGACCCGTCACAAAATGTGAAAATGATTGGCTACCGTTTGCGCGAAGTTGACGGGATCACGCCAGAAGACGCTATGGTTACAGCGGCTCTAAAGAACATCTCTGAGGGAACCGGCAGCGCGATCGACGCAGCAAAGGTTCTGCGCTCCAGCCCAGACCGGATCGGTGAGTTGCCGCCCAGGTCAGCTTTTGTTCGCCAGGCCACAGACCTTGCAAACCTAGTTGGCGATGCTTGGGGTATGGTAAAGAACGAAGTTGTTGCTCCAAACTTTGCGGCTATTGTTGGTCGCTTAATCCCTGGTGATGAAGGATTGCAGAAAGCAGCCCTCGATGTCCTGACCAAGACAGAACCTGCTAACGCCTTCCAGGCAGAGTCAATCGTGCGACAGGTGAGAGAAACTAGCCTGGTATCAGAGACACAGGAAAGCCTGTTTGGCGATGAAGTGCTGACAACAAGTCTGTTTATGGAGCGGGCAAAGGTTTTAGACCGGGCTCAAAAACAGCTACGCAAAGACAAGTCTTCATTCCAGAACCTTATCAAGAACGCTACGCGGCTTGAGGATGAAGGCAACCTACTAGCAAGAGATGCAAACCAAAGAAGGGCTCAAGAAGATGGCAAAGCGGTCGCGCTCCTCCAAAGTCAAGCGAACAAAAAAGGCGCTCTCTCAGACGCCCTCACAGCAGCAGCAAGAAACGCTAAAGAAACCGGCAACTACAACGCCGCTACAAGTAGCTTTATCGAAGATGTCAGACGAGCAATTTCAGCAGGCGAGTTTGACCGCGCAGAAGTTGGCGATGTTGGACGCTCTTTCGATGCTCCAGATGAAATCGCGTCAATACGATCTAGCGCAGAGGAAGGCCAGCTAGACGCCTTCGATGATGCGTTTGGTCAAGGATCGCTAGACCAGGCAAGTCAGTTAGAGGGCGATGTCCTAGGCAGCGTGATTGCCAACGATGCAGCTAAGGCAAAGATCGGCAAGCCTGCTGTTATGCCCGAGGATCGCATTGTTCGCTTGCAGGACATGGACCCTATCGAAAGCAAGGCGCTAGAACGGCAAATTAAAAAGGAACAAAACTTTGCTGATGTCGATGAGATTATGGCGCGGGCAGAACGTAACCACGCTGAACTGACTGCTGAAATTTCTAGGGCGGCTGAGTTTGCTGGCGCAACGCAGAAAAAAGCGAAGCTAAAAGAACGTGATAGGGTCGAAGAAAAGCTGCGTGATAAATACAATGGTAAGCTAAACAATATTACAGATGTTGCGCGTGGCGGAATTAGTGCAGACACAAATGATGCAGCAGAGGCATTTGTGTCGGCACTGTCTAAGAGATACAAAGTAATTGACGAAGGTTACGCATTTACTAGCGAGGGTTACTTTGATCGCAAGCTTGCCGTTATATTCGATGATGGGCAGATTGGTGAAGTGCAGATCTGGCCTCCTGGCATGTTAGAGGCAAAGCAATCCGGCGGTACAAAGCTTTACAATGTATCGCGTGATTTAAGCCAGCCAGATGCAGCCAGGGCTCAAGCTGTTGCAGATATGAAGAAACTATACGGAGAGGTCGCAGGCAATCTTTCTGAAAGCTGGTCGGCTTTGATAAACCGTCAGCTGCCTTCTGGCATAGACCAGCCGAGCCTGGTTGTCAGTGATGCTACCATTTCGCGCGTGACTTCTGGTGAGCGTGTGTCGGAAAGTATCTCTGCTGAAGAGATTGGGTTCCAAGATCCGTCATCATCATCGAGTGACATCATCGCGCCTGGTTCAGTTTCGATCGCGGGTATAGACCCGTCTACTAGAAAAAATCTCAATGTTGATACCTCCGACACCGATATACTGCTAGAAGAACTACAAGTCAACTTCAGAGAAGATACCGAAATTCCTATCGGTAGCCGCCTGGACGAAGAGACAAACGAAATCGTGCCGCAATACCAAACATTGCGTGACATGAAAGATGAATTTGACCAGGATGTTAAGATGCTGGATCGTTTAAGAGGGTGCGCAAAATGAGCTTTAGGGAATGTATTGTTAACGCCCAGGCCGAGGGGACCATTACAGAAGCCCAGGCGAAAGAGGCGCGGGATCTTCTCGACGAGCTTGAAGAGCAGTACCAGGGCAAAATGGGTTCCGGCCAGGCGTCTAGCCAGGCAGCGCGTGACACCTTCGATGCACTTGAACGCCAAGCCTTTGAGCGTAAGCGCAAGAAGCTTTTAACTGCTAAGGCCTGGCAGCAAGTCAGCTTTAATATGAACCAATACAAGGACCGTTTGGGACGCAGCAATCCTTTCGCCGCTGCTGTAGCTCACCTTGAGCAAGACGGAATGTCTCGTTTCTCTAGCGTTACGCAAAGGGAAGACGCTATCAAAGGCATGGCTTTTGCTGAAATGAGTCAGGTTCTTGGCACGTTTCGGCGCAACCTGGTCGGGGAGGTTCGCCAAAAAGCGCAACTTAAAAACATGACGCGCGAGATCTTTGGTGAAAGCACTGGGGATGCCAGCGCAAAAGAGATGGCGGCTGCGTGGACAAAGACCGCAGAGACGTTGCGCAAAAAGTTTAACAGGGCCGGTGGATCTATTCCAAAAAATGAAAAGTGGTTCTTGCCTCAAAATCATCAAAGTCTAAAAATAAGCAAAGCTGGTTATGAAGCTTGGAGAAACAACATTCTCCCCAAGCTTTCTCCTAATGATATGATAGACCAAGTGACAGGTCTCGCCTTTACGCCTCAACGCTTAGAGTTGGCCCTTAAAGATGTTTATGAAACTATAACCACAGAGGGCGCAAACAAGATGACCCCTGGTTCCGGCGGGCGTGGTAAAAGCCTTGCAAACCAACGCCAGGATCATCGCTTTTTAGTTTTTAAGGACGCTGATAGCTGGCTTGAGTACCAAAAAGAATTTGGCGACGACAACGTATTCGATGTTATGGTATCGCATATTTCTAATATGTCCCGTGATATTTCTATGATGGAAGTGCTTGGGCCTAACCCAACGTCAACTATAACATTTATGAAAGACACGCTGACCAAACAGGCCAAGATGGCAAAAGACAAAGCCCTAAAAGACAAGGCCCTATCTACTGGCAAGCGCCTTGATGATATGTATATGGCCGTATCTGGCCGCAACAACTCTCCTATCAACAGCAATTTTGCATCGACAATGGCAGGAACGCGCCAGGTCTTGCAGTCTGCGCAACTTGGTGCGGCTTCGATCTCAGCGGTAACAGATGTCAACTTCCAGCGTCTTGCCCGTCAATTCTCTGGATTGCCTCAAACCGGCATACTCGGAGACTACTTAAAGTATATGAGCCCTCTCGGGGCCAGAGAAAAAGGTGAGCTTGCTATTAGCTCAGGCTTGATTGCCGAGGGTTGGACTAGCCTTGCTGCTGGTCAGATGCGTTTTGTTGGTGATATGTCGGGGCCAGAAGTTACGCGCAGAATATCTGACTTTGTTATGAGGGCGTCCCTCCTATCTCCTATGACCTCTGCTGGGCGCTGGGCATTTGGCATGGAGTTCATGGGTACTGTAGCGCGTAACGCTGGTAAGGCCTTTGACGAGCTTGACCCTAACTTTCGCTCAACAATGGAGCGGTACAATATCCAGGCTACTCAGTGGGACATAATCCGGCGCACAGAAGCTTATGAGCACAAGGGCGCAAAGTTTATACGTCCCACAGACATTGCAGCGCGCACTGATATTGATGAGGCTCTGCGCGATAATATATCTACTCGTTTGCTTGAGATGATAAACACGGAAACCAACTTTGCGGTTCCGTCTACCTCTGTTCGTGGTTCTACGTTCCTTACCGGTGGCACACAGCCTGGTACGCTTACCGGCGAAATGGCGCGATCGTTTGCAATGTATAAAAACTTCGGTGTTACCCTGGTTAATACGCACTTGATGCGGGGTATGCAGCTGCCGCAGTCTTCCTCAAAAGGCGCTTACTATTCAAACCTGTTAATCTCCACAACGCTTATGGGCGCTCTGGCGCTTCAAATGAAAGAGATCTCTAAGGGCAGAGACCCGCGTGAAATGGTTGGAGACAGCGAAGAGACTGCAAAGTTCTGGTTTGCAGCCTTTATGCAGGGTGGCGGCATAGGTATCTTTGGCGATTTCTTGACTTCCGCCACAAGCCGGTATGGGTCGGGGATAGCCGAAACAATAGCTGGTCCAGTCGCCGGGGCCGGTCAAGATGTTCTTGAGCTAACCGTAGGCAACTTGTATCAGGCCGCTACAGGCCAGGATACTAACGCAGCAAGTGAGCTAGTTAAGTTTACACAGCGTTACACTCCTGGGTCTTCTCTTTGGTATGGTCGCTTGGCTTTGGAGCGTGGGCTGTGGGACCAGATGCAGTTAATGACTGATCCTAAAGCGAAATCTAAGTTCCTCCGGTTGGAACGCAGAATGAAAACACAAACAGGTCAGAAGTATTGGTGGGGGCCAGGTGACACAACGCCTAGTCGTTCACCAGAAATATCAAGAGCGTTTGAATAGCTCTCTAGGAAATGGGTGAGATATGTGGTACTTTTCGGCTGAGATAAGGATTTAACATGACAGTATCAAGCAGCATAAACCGAGCAAGCTACAGCGGCAATGGATCGTTAACTACCTTTGCTTATGGCTTTAAGGTTTTTGACCAGGATGACTTGACTGTTATCCTTCGGGCAAGCAACGGCACAGAGACCGTACAAACCATTACAACTGATTACACTGTTACGGGTGTTGGGGATTTTGGTGGTGGCAACGTAGTGTTCGGCACTGCACCGGCGTCAGGCGTTACTGTTGTTATTCTGCGCGAGATGGACTTGGAGCAAGGGCTAGACCTGGTTCCTAACGATCCGTTCCCTGCTCAGTCACTTGAGAACAGCCTGGACAAGCTTACGTTCATGGTGCAGCAGCACAGCGAAGAGCTAGGCCGGACAATCAAAGCTTCGCGTACCAACGTCATTTCTGGATCTGAGTTTACAATCTCTGCGGCAGACAGAGCTAATAAGATTTTTGCTTTTGACGGTTCGGGCGATGTGAACATTACGCAAGCTATTGGCGTCTATCGTGGCGATTGGGCTGCGGCTGTATCTTACGCGGTGCGCGATATTGTAAAAGACACAAGCAATAACAATGTCTATATTGCAAACACTGCGCATACTTCTAGCGGATCAACGCCCCTAAGCAGCAATGCAGACATTGCAAAGTGGGACTTGCTGGTAGACGCGGCGTCTGCAGCCACCAGCGCCGCAGCAGCGGCCTCAAGCGCCACAGACGCGCAGACAGCGCAGGCAGCGGCAGAGACCGCGCAAGAGGCAGCGGAGACTGCGCAAGAGGCAGCGGAGACCGCAAAGACAGATGCTGAAACTGCGAAGACCGATGCCCAAACAGCGCAAGAGGCAGCAGAAGACGCACAGGAAGCGGCAGAGTTGGTTTACGACAACTTTGATGATCGTTACCTCGGCGCAAAGTCTACGGCCGGTGGAGATCCTACCTTAGACAATGACGGAGATGCTCTGATTGACGGGGCGCTGTTCTTCGACACAACTAATAATGTAATGAAGGTTTATAACCTCGGCACGACAACCTGGTTGCGCACTACGCCCACAAGCGCGGATCAGACGAACATTGACACAGTGTCGGGCATCTCAGCAAACGTCACGACTGTAGCTGGAATTAGCGCAAACGTCACAACAGTTTCAGGCATAAGCGCAGATGTTTCAACTGTAGCTGCAAACTATACAGATGTTGTTACAGTCTCTGGGATTTCAGGAAATGTAACTATTGTTGCAACAAACATTACAGATGTGAATAACTTTGCTAACCGATACCAAGTAAGTTCCACAGAGCCTAGTCCTGCCAGCGAGGGTCTGCTTTGGTACGATAGCGCAAATGATATTATGAAGGTTTACAATGGGTCTTCATTCCAAAATGCTGGCTCATCTGTAAATGGTACATCTGAGCGTGAAACTTACACAGCCACAGCCAGTCAAACAACATTCGCTGCAACTTATGATTCTGGTTTTGTGGATGTTTACTTAAACGGCG